TTTGTTGCATTATCTCTATAACTTTTTTTATATCATTTATTTACTGCTACAGTTGGTTGTTTTTTTATTTCGTCTATCATCTTATATAATCACATTTCCTCCCAATATCAATCTAATGGTTCATCTGTTTCACTTATAGGTATTTCTTTTATATTAAATTCTACCTGTTGTTTAATATTAATTAAATAATTATATTCAGATAAAATTAAATTTGGTTTATTATATAATTCTTTCCAAGTTCTTTCAAAAAATTTATTTTGTTCTCTAAAATTTCTTAAAGTTATATTTCTCATTCTAATTTCATTTTTTAGAATAGGTCTAGAATTTGTTATTGTTTGTACCATAATATTAAGATCAAGAAGTATTTATTTCTGGTGTCATTCATATATCCTCTAGTGGTATTAGTCAACTTTGTATTATTGGTCTTTTACTTTCTTCTGTATTAAATGGTTCTTCTTCTCTTTCAATTCTTATTTCATCAATTGTTTTTAATCATAATGTAACATCTTTTCTTTGATTATCTTCTATTAGTTGTTTATCTTCTGTAGATTCTCAATCTGGGATTATTATTATATTTCAACTATTATTAAAAAATTTCTGATATACGCTATTCATTACATATCAAAAATCTTTTTCAAACGGTCTAATTGTTCATTCTATATATTCGTTCTTCATTTCTTTCCCATTAGAAAGATTTACATTATCTACATATCATAAAATACTTTTTGGAACTCAAAACGCTGCTGCTATTTTTTCTACTGTTAATTTTTTTTGATTAATAAAATCCATATCTTTATGAGTTGTACTTAATATTTTAATATCTTTAACTCATCATGCAATCAACATTTTATGGCTATTATTTGTTCATTTATACTCTCTTTCGAATTGGGATTTTGCATTTTTCATTTCATCATCTGATAAAGCTTCATCTAATAGCAACATTGCATTTGGTACTGCATCATTTTCAAAAAATTTATAGTTTCTTTTACTACTTTGTAAATCACTTAATGCGTCCCAAATTACTCAATACAGTAATCACATTCAATTATTTTCATTATCAACATCTTTCTCAAATCTAAAATAACAAACTTCCTCTCTTGTGAATTCTTGAGTATTAGTTCAAGAATTTTGTGTAAATCAAATTATATTTCAAGAAGTATCATATCTTTTTATCATTGTTCTTGAATCAAGTATTTGTGTTCAATTATTAGTTCAATCAATACTTCTAGTTGATATTATATAAGCCTCTCAAGATATTAAATACTGTTTAAAAAACTCTTTTTTAAACGCTAAAAAAGTTGGTTCTGAGAATATTCTTAATACTTTAACTTTTGCAAGTGGTTCATCTATAATATTTAATTTAGAATCTTTTAATATTATTCAGTTTTTTGCTACTGATAAAGATATTTTATTTATTGATTGTCTAATATCTGGGTTTTTTTTATATAATTCATAAAATATATTTAAATTAATAACAACTTTATCTGAATTATAATTTCAAAAACTAGTGTAATTACCTCAATATGATTTTTTTAATCATCATTTATTTATTTTTAAATTATATCAAAACAAATTAAAATCCATTTAAACTATTAAAGAGATAAATAAATAATATATTATATATATGCCTGTATTCAGCGTCTACATTAGTAGAATAAATACAATTATATTAATAATAAATATATTATTATCATTATACTTTTTTATTATTAAAAGCAAACTTTTTTATACACAACCGAAAAATACTGTTTTCTTTTTCTTTTTAGCTAATTTCATCATACAGCAATATCTTATTCAATCGATACAATTATGAACATGTAATCACTCTACATAATAACAATGTTCATTATCTATCTCTAAATCATATACATTATCTTTTCATATATCTTTTATATCTACAATTTTTGCATCTTTATTATTAATTGAATCAATTATATCTAAAGATAATAACGAGCCTATACTTTTATATCATTTTCATTTAACAAATATTTTATGGTCTTTTGTACATTTTAGTTTTATTCAATTACTAAAACTTGCTTCTACTATTTCTTTTGTTCAATTATTAAATACTTTTAATATTTTCTGAAATCATTTAGGAGTATTAACATAATCTCAAACACTCAATTTATCTATTCTTACAAGTCCTTTTGGAGTATTTACTCTCATATCTCAAGTAAAACAATGGTTAAAGTTATCTATAGGTTTATTTAATGCTTTTCATGCTTTATCTACTAACCATTTATATTTTTTAAATTCTTTTCTTCATTCTAAACTTCTTTCTGTAATATTTAATTTATATTCTTTCATTATACTTATTCAAAATATAATACTATCTGGTCATTTTACTACTCACTTAATATTAAATCATCATCTATATATTTCTTCTATACTTTTTGGTTCTGCACTATCTCAAAATATTTCTTCTGATTTTCATATTCATAATCTTTTTAATTCTGATATTATATCCTGATTTGTTAATCATGTTTTATATAAAAGCACATCAAAATATAATTCATTATTAAATATAAATATTTCTGTTAATGTAGTTGGGTCATTTGTATATCAAAAATCCATACCATATCAAATACTTTTAGCGTCTTTGGGTATTTCATTTACAATATTAATTTTATTAAAGACTAATCAAGTAATTTTTCAATATGAACCATTACCGTATACTTCCCAGTAATCAATATCAAAATCTTTAAATGAAAGTATTTCTTTAGCAATTGATTTATTTAAAAAACAATTATCCCTAAAAGTTGAAACTATTAAATCAACATCTCAAATTTTTACTGCCCTTTCTTGTTCAAGTTCTATATGTATCCATACATCTTCATCATCTGGATTCCAATCTAATAGTGCAGGTCATTCAGTTCTCATTAATAATTGCATGAATACCTTTTTTGATATAGAATCAGCCTCATTACAATATAATATCTTTCTTCTTGGTCATTTTGCTTTCTCAGGGTCATCTAATCATATAAATTCAAGTGTTCTTCATTGGTATTTATATGTTATATAACTTTTATTTTCTTTTATAAATTTTCATCAATAATGTCTATTTGATAAAATATATCATTCTCTATCTACTATATCCCTCCAATCTCTTAATACACTAGTTTCTATCTGACTTCTATATTGCCTTACAACTGTTCAAACTCATTCAGTAAAATACTCATTCTCTCTAAATTCTCATGTTAAAAGCCATTTAAAAAAGAGTTGCAGAATAGAATAAGTCTTTGAACTAGATGTTCATCATCTATTTAAAACAATTCTTTTTTTTGTTTTATATATTTTATCAAAATTCCTTGTAACTTCCATTTTTTAAGATAGCTTAAAATAAGTAAAAAGGCAACTTGCTACACCGTGTGGGGGCAAATTATTTATCATCAATTTTCTCTTCTCCGTTTTTATCTATGTTTTCATAATCTCATTTCTTTTGAACTATTAAAAATAATGATTTATTACTAGGATTTGTTTCTTCTACCTCTGTTCTTAAACTAAACTCTTTCTTTCTTTTTCGTTCTAAATAATCTTTTGCAGCTGTATAATTACCATCTTTTATCTCTTTAATCCATACCTTCCGTGCCATTACAATAGGAACATTCTGATCATTCTTTATTTTCGCCGAGAAATCTGTATTAGCTCTTATATAGTCTGTAATTGTACTTACTGGAACTTTTGCTTCTCAACATGCTTCATTAACTGAACATCAATTTCGTAGATAAGGTTTTATTTTTTCATAGTATTCGGCAATAGGTGCTTTTGGTCTACCTACTGGATTCTTTTTATTATCCATTTATTATTTTATTAATATCTAAAGTTCTGTATTTGTTTATTTTGAGTATACTTTTATTTTTACTAATTGCAAATTGGCTTTATTTTCAATACAAGTTTATTATATAATTTATATATTCATACTAGATTATATCCCTGTTAGTGCATTCCCTCTATAATATAGCTTATATAAATTTATAAAGAATTAAATACTTTAATAAAACCTTAGATAAACTAAGTTATAAGAAATCATACAGAGGAGCACAGGTTATCTAGTGTATTTGTATACATTCACACTGAGTTATATTGCCCTGCCTACTTATATTCCCCCCAATCTAATTAAAGATTGCGTCGGTTATAATATGTATAA